ATCGTCCTGGCTGGCAGCACGTCCAGCAGCTCGGCGTAGTCGCGCAGGATCGAGCGCACGGCCACGATGCCTTCACCGTCCAATCGCAGGCCTTGCCCGGCCTTGCTGCGCTTGCCTGCCTTGGCCAAGGCTGTGATGGCGTCCATCAGCAGGCCGTTGGCATCCTCGCAGATCTTCATCTCCACCACCAGCGTCTCGACCAGATTCACTGCGTCCGAAACCAGTCGCCAGTCGTTTGGCTGCGGATCTTCGCCTTGCTCAAGCTGATGCAGGCCTTGGTACATCTTGGTGAGCTGGTGCGTCCGCCAAGCCTGTGGCAAAGGCTCGGTCGGACTGGCCAGGAGCTCATCCATCATGGTGTAACGCTTTGTCCACTTGCGCTTCACACAAACTTCTCCAGCTCTGGCGCTTTGTAGTTCGGCCCCTTCCCGATCTTGCCGCCTGGCAGCAGCACCGGCTTGCCATCCACCAGCTTGGACTCGTTGCTGGCCAGAACCTCCTTGTCGGCTCCGTTCTTGTCGAAGTCTGCAAGGTAGGCGATGCCGTTGCCGGTCACCTCGGTGTCGCACAAGGCGTCCAGCGCGTCCACTTCCCTGCCGGTCTTGATGAAGGCTTGGGTGGTGGCCTTCTTGAGACTGGTGGCGATCAGGCGCAGATCGTCGGCAATGCACCAGAGCGATTCGTTGTCCTCCACGCAGTCGGTCTCGATGCACTCCAGCAGCTCGACGATTTCCTCGAAGTGCACACCGATCTGGACGGACAGGTGCGCAGGGTTCAGCTGCTCCTTGCCGCATGCCTTCAGCCAGGCCGCTGTGCGGTCGAAGTTGGTCGCCTCGGTTTCACGCATCAAGCGGTCGTTTCTGGCGCGTAGGAGCCGGTTCTCGTAGTCCAGCTCGGCCACCAGCATGTCCAGCTTGGCTTCGTTTTCATTCATGGCTTGAACTCCAAAATGCTGAATGTTTTTTCCACTCGGTCAAAAAAGACCGCCAGCGCGGGACGGCACCCGCAGCCAGCGGCCTTGCAGACGGCCAGGTGCATTTTCGATGGCTTGAGGTACGCCATGAGCATGTGCCTGTTTTTGTCCATCAGTATCTCCAGACAGTGATCTCGATCACCCACAAACGCAGGATGAATTCATTGTCCTCGATGCCGACGGCGAACAGTGGCCAGCGACGCTTGAACCACTCCACGTCGAATTGCCAGCCGCGCCTCATGACTTCACCTTGTCCAGCTCCAGCCGGATGTAGTGCAGCACCTGGGCGCTCAGGCTGCGCGTGTTGCGCTCGGCCTCGGCCTTGAGCTTGGCCATGATCTCGTCCGGCAGGCGGACGGTCACGTATTGGGTCTTGTTCTTGCTGGTCATAGGTCAATCTCTCTGGTTGTGCTGTTGAGGCGTCGAATCACAAGCAATATCTGTCCATTCATGCGCTCAAGGAATGAGGCCACCTCGCTGCTCGGTGTGGCGTCATGTGCGTATCCAGCTTGCTCTTTCTCTGGGACAGAAACAGTAAGCGGACTCAGTTTTGTATTCAGATCATCAACGACACTGCACAAGGCGCTAACGTTTTTTTCAAGGTGCTGAAGTTGTCGTGTCAGTTGTCCCTCGCGGCGCTGCTCTGCCCCAAGATGCTGCTTCATTTGGGTTTCGTATTCCATTTTTTGACGGAACGCTTCTGGTTGAGAAATTCCGCCTTGAATGGCTCCAGCGTAATTGAGTCCTTCGATCATGCTGCCTCCTTTGCGTCTTCAAACATATCTGCTGTTGCAGGCCCACCGGCCAGCTCGACCGGAATGCCACTGGTCAGCAGGCTCACCAGATCATCTTGGCCGGCCACCTCGATGTCGAAGCGGGTCTGGGCGGCGTGCCGAATGGCCTGGGCCTGGTTGCCTGCGCGAATCAGGCGGTGTTTGTTGGTCTCCACGTCGGTGACCAGGTAGATGCGTGTGCTCATGGTTGCTCCAGTTGTCAGAAGGGAATATCGTCGTCCATGTCGTCAAAGCCGGAGCCTTGCGACTGTGGTGCTGCCTGTGGCTTTGGCTGCTGTCTCGGCTGGCTCTCTGCCTGCTCACCACCGGCCACAAACTCCAGGTCTGCAATGCGTGCTGCCATCTTGCTGGCCTGCGTGCCGTCGCCTTTGGTGTAGGTCTGGATGTGCACGTCCTCCAGGTAGGCCACGATCTGCTTGCCTTTGGTCAGGTACGGCGTGAGCGATTCCACCCGCTGGCCCCACAGCGAGGCGTCAACCCATTGTGTCGGGCGCTTGCCATCGTCACCTTTTTTGCCGTAGGTGAACGCCAGCGAGACGTTGGCCACCGCTGCACCGCCTGGTGTGTATCGCACCTCGGCGTCTTTGCCGATGCGTGCCAGTCCATTCGCTTTCATACCGTGCTCCTTTGTGAAGTGATTAAATGATTCCGTGATTGGCAAATTCGCCATGAAGGGTTCCCCTTGCTTTTATGGCGGCCTGTTTCGCAAGTTCTAGGTCATCAAAATGACCGATGAATATCCGCTGCGTTTTGACTCGAATCCGAACGCGCCATTTCTCTTTTGCCTTATGCCAATCAACATTCTTGACGCCAGATGTGTTTGTTGATCGCATCGCTTGGTTCCACTCATTGCAGGCGCGTGTAGCAGGGCGAAGATTCTCAATCCTGTTGTCCAGCTTGTTGCCGTTGATGTGGTCGACTTCCTCTGGCCAATAGTCGTGATGCAGGAAAAATATCACCCGATGCGCCAGATGTTTCTCGCCTTTAATCGCGACCTGCCAATATCCACGGTTGTGCAAAAACCCGGCCTTTTGTCCTGCTTTTGCTTTGTTGTTTCGATCTACCTTCCAGATCAAGTGACCGTCTCGATACTCAAGGAGTTCTGTGATTTCTGACTTGTTCATGTCTGCTCTCCTGTTGATTAAGATTCAATCGGCAATATCACGAGCTTGTGCGTTTTGATGCAATCAGTACAGAGCACGGCCCAGTCACCGAGGTTATCCAGTTTGTGATTGCAGTCCTTTACCAGCTCGTCCTTTTCGATCTTTTGGCCCCAAGAACCATTACCGTTCTTGTCAGGCCATTCGTAATTTAGATTTGCATCGTAGAAGGCTTTGCATCCGCATACGTCGCACTGTCTGTAGTCCGCCATTGCCATCACTGCGCTCCTTTTTGCTTGGCGATCCATTCCTCGCGGCCAATGGACACGCGAGCGATGCCAGCGTCTCGAAGGTCGCGGCCGTTCATGCTGCACCACCTTCAACATAAGCCAGTGTGTGAAGGTAGAGTGGCGCTGCCATGGTCATCAGCATGTCGCGTGCCTTCTTGTTCTTCTGTTTGAGCAATTCATCGCCAACAAAAAACCATTGAAGCTCTCCAAGGCTGTATGCGCTTTTATTTCCAGAAACGTGATCGTGCTGGATGATTGATGCAAGTTCGTCAAAAAATGCAACTTGCAGATCAGATCCCATGCTCCAAAATGCTTGAGCCATCATCTCAGGCGTCATATTTACTGAAGCTGTTGCTGTGATATTGCTCATGATGCGTCCTTGTAAGACTTGATGAACTCGACCTCGCGCTCTATGTCTTCCAGGAACTTCACCACCTCGGTCTCCAGTTCCTTGATGGCCTTGTCGTCACGCACGACCCGGCGAATTACCATTTGCGCGTTTTCTGGAAAGTCTGGGTTGTAGGACACGAAGTCGCACCATTCGCGCTCTGCAATCCAAAGCTGGCCTTGCACCTGCCAGCGGTAGGCTGTCGGGCACTTGCCTGGCTCCAGGCGCAAATACTCCAGGTGGGTTTTTGGCATCGGGCACTTGTATTCGGTCATACCGTTTTTGCCGACCAGGCCGTCAGGGCTGACGCCGACCTGCATGGTGTCGTGCATGCAGAAGCCGATTTCCTCCACCAGGCTGCCTGTGTGCGCCTCGTAAGCTGATCTGGCCAGCGGCTCGCGCTCTGTTCCTTGCTCCATTGCAAACGTGGTCTTGAACTCGTCACGCACCCCGGTGATGCGCTCCAAGGCCAAGGCCGTCAGGTAGGTGGCGCGGGTTGCTCCACCACCCTTGGCCATGATGTCGCTGAACTTGGAGCCGGACGGCACGCCAACACGCGCCTGCTTCCATTCTTCTGTGCCTTGCTCGGCTGTGATGATTCTCATGCTGCCTCCTGCTCGTCAGCGGCCTTTGCAGCCTTCTTGAGGGCTGGGCCTTGGGCTTGCCAGAACGCGGCCTTGTGCGCCGACTTGGGCAATGCTTGGAAGGCTGCGGCCAGTGCCTCGCTGCCTTGCATGGCGGCATCGCGCATGGCTGGCAGGGTCTCGGCCTCGTATTCACCATAACCCGGCACCGGGGCAGGAGTGCGCTTGCTGGCAGCGTTGCCGTCGTCATCCTCTGGCGCGATACCGCAGGCGGCCATCAGGCTGTAGCGGCGTGCGTAGGTCAGGGCGCTGCCGTAGCCCTGGGCGTCGTGTTTGACCGCTGGCACGTGCAGCTTGCCAGCCGAGAAGGTTTCCCCGGATTCGTGGACAAAGACCGTTTCGACGATCACGCCTGATTCGCATTCGTGGGTCTGCTGCACCAAGGCGATGCCGTTGGCGTTCAGGCCATCCATGACAGCCTCGACGCATGCGGCCAGGTCGGCGTAGCGGCTCTTGAAGTGGGGGTTTGAGCTGGTCTTAAGCGCAGGCCCGAATGCTCGCTGGGCCTTGACCAATGCTGCTGCGATCTCTTTCATGCTGTCTCCTTTGTGTTCATGGTGTTTGCAATGGCCTCGATCAGTTCCTGGGCCTGCTGGGGTGTCATGTCGATCCGAACGCTGCCGCCTCGAATGTGCACGCCCATCGAGATGTATTCCTCGTTGGGGCTGATGATGACGGCATTGCCGTCGTTCACCGTGATGTAAAAGTCGTCTTGCATCGAGTTCACCTTTCGTGGTTGGTTGTTGGTGAAACGAATCATAGCATAGTGCAAGAGGATTTTGTGCAAGTGGCAAAAAATATTTTTGCACAAATCATGCAAAATCGTGGTAAAGTTTGAGGCATGAAGAAAGACGACCAATATTTCGCACAGGTGCTGGCCTTTGCCCGTGAGAGCCTCGGCTCTTACAAGGCGGTGGCGCAGGCCTTGGGAGCCACCAGTGGCCAGGCTGTAGAGGCTTGGACGCGCAATGGCGTGGCGCACAAATGGCGGCCGGTGCTGGACAAGAAGTTCGGCCCTGGCTTCAGAAAATCCTTGAATGGCCTTCTGGTCTGAGGTAAAGTTGTTTCGAAACCGGCTAGCTAGGAAGTCATGAGCCTAGTGAAAAGCGTCCCCACCTCGCCTGCCGTGTTTTCCTTCAAGGTGGTTTTTTAAAAGGTGCGGCTTATGGCTAAGACAAGCTATTCCGAGAAACTGTTAGACCCTCGCTGGCAGCAGATGAGGCTTCGTGTTTATGAGCGCGATGGCTTCGCATGTAGATGCTGCGGAAGAACGGACAAAACACTTCATGCTCATCATTCCCACTATCACCCATACTCGGATGGGCCATGGGACTATGACATGGACACAATCATCACTTTGTGCGCTGACTGCCATTCAGACCAACATTCAGAAATCCAAGCATCAAAAGCAAATGTGATGCTTGCACTGGCGAAGATCGGTTATTGGCAATGCCACGACTTTGATTGTTTGTGCGACATCTTGTCCGTCATCACAAAACAAGATTTGGAAAAACTGTTTCTGGAGAAGGCCAATGGCACGAATCAGAACAGTTAAGCCAGAACTTTTCAGGCATGAAGCCCTGTATGAGGCGGAGCAGAAAACCTCACTTCCTTTGCGTCTTGCATACATTGGGCTTTTTACTGCATGTGATCGAGAAGGCCGATTTAAGTGGAAGCCAAGATCGCTGAAGTTAGATGTCCTGCCATATGACAACATCGACTTTTTACGCGTGCTCGACGCGTTGGTCACGCATGGCTTTATCGTGAAATACGAGCTTGATGGTGATGAATTTGGCTGCATACCGTCTTGGAGTCAGCATCAGATCGTAAACAACAGAGAATCGGCATCAACAATCCCAAGCCTTGAAGAATCAAACACTTGCACGCGTCCGGCACGCGTAGATGACGCGTTACCCACGCGGCTTGTGCAAGAACAAGGGGAAGGGAAAGGAAAGGAAGGGAAAAGGAAGGGGAACAAGGAAAGCGCTGTTGTCACGCGACCTGACTGTGTTGACGAGCAAATGTGGAATGACTGGCTTGTCATCAGGAAAAAGAAAAACGCTCCATTGACGCAAACCGCATGGTCTTTGATGGAAAACGAAGCAACAAAAGCAGGATGGCCGATAGGCAAGGCCATTGAGGAATGTTGCTTGAGAACATGGGCTTCTTTCAAAGCTGATTGGGTTTCTGCCAAACCAATCCAAACAGCAAACAAGCAGGCGGCTGTCGAACAGCGCAACCAGGCAGCCGTGGACGAGTGGCTGGCGCAGCAAGGAGAGATTCATGAGAGCAACTGACCAGCAGCAATTTGCGGACATCCTGCGCGACGTGATGGCCTTCTACAAGCAGGACGTCACACCGTTTGCCTTGTCCGTATGGTGGCAGGCCTGCCAGCGATTCGACCTTGACCAGGTGCGCAAAGCACTGACCAGCCACGCAATGGATGCTGAGCGCGGAGTTTTCCCGCCAAAGCCAGCCGATCTGGTGCGCAAGCTGGAAGGCACAGCAACCGACCGAGCGATGCTGGCCTGGGGCAAAGCCTACGACGCCATGCAGCGGGTCGGAGCTTACAGCGATGTGGTGTTTGACGATCCGGCCATCCATGCAGCCATCGAGGACTTGGGAGGCTGGCCAAAGGTCTGCCGCAGCGAAACCAAAGACTTGGGCTACTTGCAGCACAGGTTTTGCGAATCGCACCGGGCCTACACAGAGCGCGAGGTTTTCGACTACCCAAGACTGCTGACTGGCGACAGAAGCCCTGACGAGCTTTATGCAAAGCGCGGACTGAAGCCACCGAAGCCGGTGGTGATTGGCGATGTCGAGACGGCCAGACTGGTCTACAAGGGTGGCAAAGTCGGCGGCAAGACGGCCATCAGCTTTCACATTACTGACGCGCTTGGAAAGCTGGCGCTGGGTGGAGCATGACATGCACAGCCTGCCAAGCCCACGAACAGAACCCGTTGTCCGGCCAGTATCACTTTGGGTGCCTGGAGTGCTGCACACGGCTGGTGCTGAGCACCCGACCGAACAAACAAGCAGCAGCAGGGATGCTGGCGGCCATCGAGAGGTTCCCGCAGAACCCTGGCCGGGAGCGCATCTTGGAATCCGTCCGCCAGGCATTGACGAAACCCCACTTAGCCTCGACGAGTGCTGGATCGCAGTCCGGGAGGGAATCAAATGACTGAGCGCCAGCGATTCACCCTCTGGGATCCGGTGCAGGCCCACAAAGTCCTGACGCAACAGATCTGGCCGCTGCTCAAGTCCCTGCTGATGGCTGGCCACCGCATGGTGGTGGAGATCAAGCCAGAAACCAGAAGCCTGGCTCAGAACGCAAGGCTTTGGGCGCTTTTGACAGACCTGGCCAAGCAGGTCGACTGGTACGGCCGCAAGCTGAGCGCAGAGGAATGGAAGCACGTGATGACCGCCTCAATGACTAAGCAGGACGTCGTGCCTGGCATCGATGGCGGCTTTGTTGTGCTCGGCAAGTCCACCAGCAACATGACCAAGCCCGAAATGAGCGAGCTGCAGGACTTGATCGAGGCCTTCGGTGCGCAGCAGGGCGTGCGCTTCACCGCGCCAGAATATGTCGACCCTGAGACTGGAGAGATCACATGAAACTTACAGAGGCA